AAAGAGCTGTTACAGATGCTAATTCGTCATTCAATAATTCGAAATTACTATTGATAGTTGGTCTCGAAGATGATACCGAATCTGTACCTAAAATTTCAGTAATGTTTGCCATTTTATATTTATTTTACTTTTAACATGTTGCGTTTTACAACGTTCTTATTTCCATACGTGTCTTCAGCTTCCAATTGTATCGAGTATTCACCCGGTTCTTGAAAAATGTAAGTAAGCCACATATTATTATAGTATATATCATTGATTTCTGGGTTAGTTATATTGGTGATAGTCCATATTGGCTTTCTAGCACCAGGAAACTTAGAAATGTCAGTTGATATAGTTAAATGCGTTGATCTTTCGACCACAGCATAATTTTTAAATACTTTTACATTATCCCATGTTGGATTATAGTGGACCACATGTACCTCTCCGCTTATTGCCGAAGTAGGAGATTCTGTGTCTATTGTAACTGATTCAAAATCATAAGTTTTTGAATACTCTTGTCCACTACATATAATATAGTAAAACTGATCGTTAGTATCTATATCATCGTCAGAATCTATATCTTTAAATACAGGATTGTAGTTAAATTTTGAAATTACAGGATCTATTGACGCCTCTAATTCATTTGCAATTAATTTCCAACCATCTACATCATTTATACCAGTTGGTGTTGGAGACATAATCGTATGTGAACCTATTCTTTCTACGCCAGTCGTTGGGTTCTTATGTGTAATTGCTAATATATCACCCTGTTCGATCCAATCTATTTTAAAAGATGCTGTTAAATCTGGACCAACTCTTAAGTTGTCCCACCAGTTATGCTCAGTATCTTTCCATCTAAAGCTACATTCATCCCATTGATAAGGTCCAGTAGTTTCTGAATATCCAGTATCTGAAAACACATCGCCAAATCTTCTAACTGTAGAAAATCTAAGACCTTGGTCTTCTTCTAAATGTATATAGTTTGCTCTGTCTAGGGTTTGATATAAAGTTGCAATAGTATCTTCTACCCTTTGGGTATTGTCTTGTGGCATATCCCAGTAGCCTCCAGACTTATCCCAATCTAAAGATTTAAGATTCCATGGAGTTGCATTACCCTTTGCATCAGTCTCTAACCATTTATAGACTCCGTATAATTCTAGTTCTTTTAATTTAACTTCAAAAAGATCTGATTTTTTATAGTAAGACATGTGTCCAAATAAATCATACATTCTCATTTCTACTGTGTAGCTTCCAATGTATGGTAAAGTAATTGGTAATCTTTTATAGTCATCAATAACATTGCCGTCAACATCTAAATAATCTACAGGCCCTCTATATTCTTGATGGAAATCATTTGGTCCATCGATAATCCACTCAATTTCATATACCCATCTTTTATACCAATTGTTCCAAGTTACTTTTAAATTCTGATTTGCATCAACTGCATCATCCCATACAAAAGTAGCCTCATCCCAAATATCATCCCAAGACTCAGTAGAATCTAAAATAATAGGACAACCTATCGGTATATTAGTTTGTGAGAAGTTTTGGTTATATGATTCCATAGATCTATCATGATAAGAATCATAAAAACTTTCAAAAACACTTTTTTCTTCAGATCTTTGAATATTTGTTAAACTAGCCTCGTTACCAACTCCTAAGTTTAAGAACGTATCATAACTGCTAGTTGCATCGTTTTGGTCTAATGTAGATTTTAAAACCATTGAGGTATCTTCAATAAAAAGATCTCTATCTCTTGGCCATATATCGAACTTAACTCTATGTCCCTCTGAGAAGAATCCAATTGGATTTTGAATCTTCCACATATTTACATTCTTCTGTGTGAAATAGTCGCCTTCTCCTGTAATATCTACAATTTTAGCTTCGAGGGGTAAAAAATCTCTTTGTAATCTATTCTTTAAACCGTATAATTTAATTAGGACTTCTTCTGGTGTAAAATCAAAGACTTCATCAACATTAGCAAAATCCCATTGATCGAAAGTTCCATTCGGTTCATTTAGTCTGTAAACTAATGAGAACCTACTAGTTTTCTTTTGTGTTTTAGAAGGTACTTTAAATCTTAATCTCTTTCTAGTCATCTCACCTCTAACCGATGAGTTAGGTACTGGGATTGCATGTAGCTTACCAAAAGTTCTTGATGAGTTATCTACATTAATCCAATACTCTTTTAGTGTAATCTTATCATAGCCAAAGAAATCAATAGCATTTAAGATTGCTTTATATGTTCCAACAAAAGGTTTAATGTTATTAAGTTCTAATAACATTTCTTTTCTCTTTTGGTTTAGAAGTTGATAATCAGGATGCATCTCAGAAATATCATGAGACTTAAATATCATAAAGTCTTCTGCTTCTAATGAGGCACCTAAGTTAGCTAATAAAACTCTTAGTCTTTCATCTTCCGATTCAACCTCTCCATAAAATTCTATTCTTGCGACAATTGAGTCTCCAGATTTAATTTGTAAAATTCTTTTATGAATACCAGGGTTTTCAGAAGATACTGCAATATTAATTTGTATTCCTGAATTTAAGTTGGTATTAATAGTCTTTAAGTAATTAGCATCTTGTGAAACTATTGTATCAGAAGGTCCAAATCCCCATGATTGAGTTTTAAGCTCTTTTACAAACGCGTTCCCGTTTTCATATCGCATACCATACATAATAACATCTGTAGATTGGTCAGGTCTTAAGTTTTCCCAACTAAAATCTAATGATGTAAGTGTACTGTCTGGAGAAAGTGGTTTATTAATAACGACGTCACCATTATATAGACACTCTTCTAAAATAAACAAATTAACAGTTTCGTATAGGCTTGCAGATACTTCTGGAAGATATACTTTTCCTGTCCATATATTATCAGCATCCTGAACTAATTGTAGCTCTGATTTTGTGCCATTAAAGAATCTTAAATTATTCCACATATTATCTAGTTCTTTCGTCGTCTTTTTCTACTGTAAAGTTACTAAAATTCTTTAAAGATCTAACCTGGTCTAATAGCGCTAAAAAATAATCATTAACAAATATAAGAAACTCTCTCATTGTTTGATTTCTCCTAATATGAGGAGATATTTGTTTATCAAGCAAACCATGTTTTTTGTAATCATACTTAACGTTAACATTATCATCTTTCCTATGTTTGGAAATCTTGTATAATCGTTTACGTCTGTATACTAATAGATCTTTAAATAGACTCATTATCTTATAGATTTTCTATTTCCAGCTTGTACTCTAGTGTAAATAGTTCTAGGTACTGCAGTTGCGTCAAAGTTAATTGAAAGTGCTGCTTCAGCATTCATTAATGCATCATCAACTATTTCATCGCCATCTCTATCTTGCCAGCCACCTCTGAAAACAGCAACCTCTTCTTTATCCATAATAATATCTCCCCATTCATCTAGTCCAGCTATATCGTATGGTATTTGAGTTGTTTCATCAACATCCACCGTTTTAACTTCTTCTATTTGTTTAAAGAAAATATATTTTTGTTTACCATTACCTATGTCTTCTAGAACTACAGGCTCTTGTGGTACAACTGTTACAGTCGTAGACACATAATAACCTAATCTTCTTGCAGTTTCTTCAGTCTCAGATATAAATCTTACATTAACCGCATCGATGCCGTCGATTGATTCTAAGATATACACAATATCAGACTTAGGTAGTTTATCTCTTCTTGTAACGTTTAGCATATAATCACTTACTGCTCTTCTAACGTTAATAAATATTTCTTGTTTAGTATATCCTTCAAAATATCTAATATTAATATCCATACTATATTTTCTAATCTGTGGTTTTACAAATACTACTTCAGTCGTAACCATTTGCTGTCCACTATCTTGAATGACTTGTGACATTTTATCATATTCATTTTGATCAAAAAACATTTCATTTATTGGGATCGAAAAATAATCCTGATCTGCTAATAACTTTCTTCTAGCATCTGGTATTGCAAAAATGTAAATTACATTGTCATCATCTAAATATTGATCCGCAGTCGTATTATAGGCATCCACATACGAGAACATCCCATATCTTGATAAGAAATACTCATAGTTATCTGGAGTTGCTAAAACGTATGATTTAGAAGCCAGGGGCGCCATTAACTTAGTAAACTCAGACGACTCTTTATCTGCTCCCATTTTAGGAGAAGAAGTTACTGTTAATTCTAAATATTCATTTAAATCAAACTCATTACCGTTTGAATCAGAACCTTCTGCGTCCCATTTAAAAATAATATCTTGTGCATCATCTAAGTTACCTTGGAAACCTACATGCTTAAGATATTCTACCTCAATTAAATTACCAGCACCTGGTATAGCACCAAAGTTACCAGTTCCAAAATAAACATCTAATCCACCGGAAATACCAGTTTTAAGAATATACGCCTTTTCGTTACTTAATAGATCGTACATAGAATCATGTTTTGTCCACTTCTCACCATTAACTGAAACGCTAACTTTAGAATGATCTGTTAAAGAGGCTGTTTGTACATTATATGATTGCATTGACTCTCCAGTTCCAGTAAAGGTTTGAGATTCAAATTTACCCTGAACAATTGCACATTTTATAGCGTACTTATTTGACTTTTCTAATCTAAATCTATCTTGCGAAGTTAATAGAGTATACATTAATCCATTTAGTTCACATTTTAACTCTGATCTTGCATCAATATTTAATCCTGTTCCTGCAATTTTACCAAGATCTGCTCCAACTGCCCATTTAAATTCAATCTCACCAGTTGCTGCAAATCCTCTAGTTGCATCATGGCCTGTCAATCTAGACATACCATATATTGATTCTGGTTGTTGTGCAGTATATATGTTTTGTTCTACTAAAGAGTCTTCTATATAGAACATAATTAACTCACCTAACTCAGCCATAACAGAAATAATCTGAGCAAATGGAGATGCTTCAGTAAATAAGGTATTCGCACGCTTGTAAACTCTTGCGATATATGTTCGAGCATCGGTCTTAATTTGATTAGCCGATGTTCTTAGTGTGCTTAAAAATTTTAATTCTGCCATTAGTTATTTATCTTAAATTTACTTTGATTATATACTCGTTATTAACAGTAATATCAATGAACGCAATATCTCTAACTTCACCACGCATAAACTTAACGCTTACACTGGTTCTGTACTTTCTAGAAAGAGGTACGTAATTAGCTAGTTGGCCTTGTATTTCATTTTTAATTTGAAATTCATTTTGACCTAAACTATATACAATATCTTCTAAGTTACAACCAAACCCTGGAGTACCTAAAACATCTCTCTTTCTTGTGAAAAGAGCTGTTTCTATTTGAGCCAACAATTGTTCAATTTCACTTACGTTTTGAACAATCCCTGTCTGATAGTTAGGGTCTCCTATATATTTTATATAAAAATCCATTTATATATGTATTCTACTTTTTATGAGTGGAACATCCAGTCCACTCCTTCGTCTCCCTTTATCTCCTCAATAATTGACTCTAATTCGGTGTCTCCCATGTCTTTTATTGCGTCGTAGTCGAATTCCACATTACCAGGTAATGCAAACTTAAAAATACCAAGCTTAGCGCCTAGTGATTGCTTAATCTTAGCAGAACAATATCTAAAAAAGATTTCGTCGTCAAATAGTGCACAATCCGGAATCGTTTCGTACACATCAAGTATTAGATCTCCCTTCGGAGTATCTCCCATAATCTTTAATTCTCCAGTCAGTCTAGAGTATTGAAAAGAAATAGGGTTTTCTAAAATCTGTCTAGCCATATCTGCTAAAGACTGATTTAATACATAATATTCTAATTCAGCTGCAGACTCTGCTGCTCCAGAGCCATCGTACATACCTCTAAATAACATCTTCTCGATAGCGAAATCTCCACCACCCTGGAATCTTACATCTAATCCACCACCGGTTGAGTTCCAACCAGATGCTATATCATGTACTCCAAATACTGAAAATACAGAACCTGATCCATCTACACTTGCTCCAGGTAAATTTAATGTTCTATTAGTTTTAAAGTATTGGCTACTAAATACCGAGTGCGGTACATGATAATAGTTTTCTAAAACAGAATCTTCATAGTTTTTATAGAACCATTTCTTAGCTCTTTTAACTATATTAATAATTTCTCTTTGTGGTAAATTCACTGGCACCATACACGCCCCTGTTAGTTCATCACCTAACTCTTGTAAAAAGGCATTTAAGCAACTATCACCAAAGGATCTCCCGGTGTTTAAATTACTATCATTACCACTTCTAATTTCACTCATTTTATGATTTTATTTTTTTACTTACCACAACTTCAGTTTCATCTGAAAATCTAGCATTAGGTCCAACTCCGCCTTCTCTAAATATGCCGCCTTCCATTCTACCTTTAAAAATACCATCTCGTCCAAAAACAAAACAGTTTTTTACTGTTACGCTGCCGTGTACAAAACAAGATTCTACTTTAGAATCCATGATTTCACACCCTTTATATATTTGTGATCTTAATATTTGTGCTCCGTTTACTTGACCACCGTATATTTCACTATTTTCTATATTACCTGATAGCTCACAATCAATAAATTCAAAACCGTCTAGCAAATATGCTACTTTAAATTTACCATCTTTAACTTGGACTGTTGAATAGTCTGAGTCGTAATTAATTATACCTTCTTCCATTGTACCATTTGATAGCAAATCTAATACTTTATGTTTAAATCTATCCCATTGTACGTTAATTACCGTAGGATCTGATTGTAAATCTACTAATATATCTATCTTAGGCCAATATTTATTTACGGCGGTATAATCTCTTAACATTGCCATTAGAGGTTCATTCTTTCTTAAAATACGTTGTAACTCGATTTTATTAGCAGAATTAAACCTTGGATCTCTACAAGACCTCCAAATTGCTAAGATAAATCTATCCGCTAGAGTTAAAATATCTTCTTGTCTCTTCTCATAATCTTTACCGCCAATATATCTAAATTCTAAATAATTACTTTGAGCTTTTTCAAAGTTAATACCATAATATTTAGTATTAGCAAAAGTAAAGTTGTCCTTATTAATTAAATCAGCATTATAGTAAAACGCTTCATGTTTAGGCATAATCCATTTAATAGACTTCGCATAAGTAGAATCTTCTCTATTTGGAAAATACTTATACACACGATCTTCGTCAAACTCAAGTATGAATTTCAACACATCCATGTGCTGGATCATATTTGGTTCTTCTAAATAATCCGGATTGAATGACATATTAAGGTGGATCGATGCTCGATCAGATGTGTAACCGTTTTCACGAATCCATCCTAACATTTTAACAATAACTAACCTAGCATTTCTATAAGGCATAGGACCAGTTACTAATTCAATTAGCCCAGCACCACCAGACATATCTGGTTCCATCTTGAACACATCTGCTGACGGTACAAAATCTGAATGAGCCTTTTCTTCTAGTTGAATCTTTCTATCTAAAAGTTCAGATAAAGACTTTTGAGTCTTTTTTAATTCTAGATTAGAATAGAACTCAAATTCTATGCCCATTTGGCTGGCAGCTAGTACCTCGTGCCTTGTTGAATTGCTTTTTAACTTTTGCATTAATTAAGAGTATGATATTACTTTTCAATATATATCAAACTCTGTGGCAATAGTTATTGGGGTAGTTTAAGAAATACCTTCATTGAGTCCTCGTCGATCCTAGTAATTTGTACTTCGATCTCATCTCCAACTCTGTAGGTATCTAATATATCACCTGGCAACTCACTAACATGTAGCAATCCTGTTACACCATCTTCGATGTTTACAAAGACTCCATATTCTTTTTTAGTCTTAATTTTAGCCTTAACAACTGATGGTATTTGATACCTTGTAGAAATATTAATCCAAGGGTTAACTGTTGTAGTTTCCTTTTGAGTTAATGTAATCTTGCTGTTAGTGATAATATCTTTTACAAAGAAGTTGATTGGCTCTCCTGGCTTAATTTCCCTAGCTTTGAATTTAGCTGAAGTTTCTTCATCAAGTTCATTTGTATGAATCATACCTGTTAAACACTTATTAAATTCAACAAATACTCCGTATTTTGCAGTACCTGTTACTAAACCTGATTTAGGCTCATCAAGTGTTTGTTTTAAATCATTAATAGAGCTTGGTATTAGAGCTTGTAAATATTTTCTATGTGAAACCACTAAAGTACCTCGATCTGGTGAGAAGCTTACTGGTACAACATATAATTCTTCTCCAACAATAGAACTAAAGTCTGATAATTTATTAATACCTGCAAGCGATCCTGGCATAAAGCAATCTACGCCTTGTACTTTTACAATATAACCACCATTCTCAATCATATTATTCACTGTACCGATCCAGGCAGTATTGCCCTCGTTGATCGCAGCTCTAAGATCCATGAATGTTTTATGTTTTACACCACCAGTAATAGTTCCAGTTAATGTACCTTTAGTTTCTGTAATTAAAACTGCAGTTTCCGCTCCAGGTAAAAGTTGTCTAACTTCCTCTGATTCTTTATTAGCCTTAACATAAACTAATTCTCTATAGTTAATGTCTATTGTAATCCATTCTTCAGTCACACCATGTATTGTACCTTCATGAATTTCACCTGCAAATAACTGAGGCTTGATGTCCATGCTAGCACCTTTCATAATATCGTACAATTCTTGAGCATAAGGCTCGCGAGAGAATACTTGATCTCCGTCTTGTGTCTTAATATGTGGATTTGCTGTTCGGGTTGCTGTTATACAAGTTGCTTCGTAAGCTTCCCATTTGAATTCCCCTGATTCATCATAAAATTCTGAAAAATCATTACCATCATCTTCTTTCTTTTCGGTAACTTCTTGGGTTGGAGTTTGAACTGTTTCTTTTACTAGTTCTACGGTTGTTGCCTCTTGGGCTGAAGTGTTTATTCTTCGTCTTTTTTTGTCTGACATTTATTTTTTATTTAAAAGGTATTAACATATTATATATCTACTCACCCACACGTTTTATCCATGTTGTTTTTTCTTAATTTGCAGGGTTTCATATAAGTTATTTATCTAGCTCAAAAAGAGTTGGCTTTTCTTACAAAATAAGTACCAAATAATTTTTTTATGTCAATTATTTTTCGTATATTAGTACTGTAATTAAAACTAAATAATATATGAGTAAATTTAATGTAAACGAAGTAAGATGTAATGGAGTAGGTGGTCATGGTTACCAGGCTGTTCTTAAGCATAAAGATGCAATCTTAGAAATCTGCCAAGATGTTAGAGATCTTATAGGTATTGAAAAACTATGGGAACTAGCAACTGCAGAACCTAATGTTGATTATCATCAAGGAACAAGATTTAATTCTGTAGAAGATAATGCTTATAGGCTTATCACAGGAATTGCAAAACATACTGCAGAGTACATACCAAACAATGAGTTAATTGAGATGCATGTAGGAGCCATTCTACCGATGTTAACTATGGAAGAAAAGGTAATACTTGTTGCTGATGCTTGTAGGGACTGTGCGTCCGCAGACCATTGGTACACCTTCGAAAAAGACTGGGGTTAAAATACTACTGGTACAAAACCAACCATCGGCACTGGTCCGACTGGTGTTGGAATACCACCAAGATACAAGAGTTTAAATTCAAGTAGATGCAGGGCATAAGCTCCTGCAACTGCTGTGGATGTTGCAAATGCTGGCGGTTGAGTCATAGGTACTTTATTAAAGACTTTACCGGTATTCCATGCCTTTCTTAAATTGTTAGCAAGTCTATTTGCACTTCCGTAATAGATCGGAATATAAAGACCACCTAGAGGTGCATTAAGCATTGCAGGTAGAGCTGCTGGCATTGGACCGAATGGTTTAACAATACAAGCATACCAATAAGCTATTGTTACTTTTGCCATCATTTCATACGGATCTCCACTAAAAGATTTACCACCAGGCGTAGTGCCACTTGGTTCAAATGGGTGATCGACTGCTGTCGCATCTTCTTCACATGCTGCCGCTGCCTCTTTAGCACATTTAGCTTTATGATATTCAAATTTAAATAGAGTACCTTCTGGCTTAGGATCAATTTCAAAAAATGCTGCTTGCGCGTCTGGCTTTTGAGCAGCCGCAGCTAGTTTATTTGCAGGCACTTTTCTCCAGTGATTTTTCCACTCACCGTTTTCATATTTTGATTTTACCCAACTTTTAGTCTTAGTAAATTTTGGTGCATTAGTTAATACTCCTAAATATGCAGTAAAATTACCGGTTCTTTTTCCAGGGTACCAACTAAAAGTAGCCACTAC